CACCCCGCCGGGACCTAACCCCCCCCCCCCCACACCCCCCCACAACCCTGCCGCCGGCCACGGTGAAGATGTTGCCGAGCGTGCCCGCGGGCAGGGCGGCGGTCGCCCGGTCGACTTTCAAGCCGAGCAGGGCGACACGCACACCCAGCGGGTTCGGGATGTAGGTCACCTCACGCCACCGACGCGCCGTCGTCCAGAGGCACGTACATGAGGTACCAGTCGATTTTGCCCGTCATCGTGGCCACGGACGTCGTGACCGTGATGATGCCCGCATTGACGATGATCGCCTGGCCGATCCCCACCGCGGTCCCGGCCAGGACGTTGGCCTGGATCGCACCGGGCAGGCCCGTAGACAACGGCACCGCGCTGACCCACGTGCCGACGGCCGCGCCGCCCACCACCCCGGCCGTCGCGATACCCGCAGTCGCAGCAGAGCCGCCGGTCGGCGTCTGCCCCAGTGCGACAGCGCCGGTGGTACCGGACAGGACCGTTGAGACGTGCCCCGCCAGGAGCGTCACCAGGACCGAGCCGCCCGAGACCGTGAACAGCGTCGCCGAGGAGCCCGAGTTCGGCGGGGTCTGCGCCAGGTTGGTGACCTTGTTGCCGAACAGCAGGCCGCGCTGCTGCGTGCCCTGAATGAAGTTCGCCACGGCTCAGGCCCCCAGCTTGGCGAGGTTCGCCGGGGTCCGCTGCACGGTCAGGTCGTGGGTGATCGCCACGACGGTGGCGTTCGTGCAGGTCACCTTCAGGTACTTGTACCCGTCGGCCATCTGCGACCCGAAGACGCTCACCACGCTCATGTACGCGGTGGTACCGGCCAGGGCGAGCGAGGCCGTGGCGCCGTTGGTCCACACCGCGGTCTGCTTGGTCCACGCCGTGGTGCCGGTGTCCCCCGCGCTCTGGTACCAGCGCGTGGGCTGCCCGAAGCCGGAAGCGGGCAGGAACGCGTCGTAGGAGCCCGCGAAGGTCTTCGCCGCCGCGAACAGGGCACTAGAGGCACCCGACGCGGTGAAGACCAGACTCACGGCCGAGCACTCCGACATGCTGAACCCGACCGTGTCGGCCAGGCTGATGACGTTGAAGACCCTTCCGAGTCCTTCCATACCGGACATGGCCGGTACCTCCCTCTACGCCGGCACGGTCTTGGGCCAGGGACGCCACTGCCTGGCTTGCCCACTCCGGGCAGGGGACCCGGCCGCACGATGCGGCCAGGGCCTGCCCGTACCTCAGTCAGCCGACGGCGACCGGTTCGGCCGCCACCTCGTCCTTCGCCATCTCCACCAGGCCCTGCGCCTCGGCTTCGGCCGACCCGTTGTGGCGCCAGCAGGAGTTGAAGCACTCGGCCGGGTCGTGCGGGTAGTAGGTGAAGAAGTCCTTGCGGGCCTTCTGCTCCGCGGCCACGGACATGAGCTTCACCAGCGGCTCGCCGTCGTCGCAGAGCACCAGCTCGTCGCCGTTGCGCAGTGCCTCGCGCACAACGGCCAGCGTCAGGTGCTTCCTGTCGGACAGCTCGATCTGCTTCACGGGGCTACCTGGCCGCGATCTGCACGAACGGCGACAGGGTGCTCGAGCTGCCGTTGTGGGGGGTGAGCGGCGACTGCAGCCACGGGCGGCCGTCGACGCGGGAGATGATCCGGTAGGCCACCTGGTTGTTCTGGAACAGGAAGTGCTCGCTGGAGTCGACGCGCACTTGCTGCCGGTCGCCGATGAGGTAGTAGGACAGGTCGACGAAGTTGATGTCGCCGGTGGTGCCGAGCGCCGGCGACTTCTCGGTGAACAGGACGGGGCGCCCGAGGATGGTCATGGGCGGGGTGTCCATGCCGCCCTGGCCGCCGGCGTAGTTGCCGATCCACACCGGGCCGCCGCCGGTGCCCACGGACAGGGCCATGGTGGCGAGCTGGGGGAACGTGTCGATGGAGGCGACCCACACGGCGCTGGGCAGTGAGGTGGGGAGCATGCGGGCGTACATCTTGACGATGTTTTCCCACACGATGGTGCCCGAGGTCTGGCCGGATTCCTTGGCGACCTGGACCGAGGCGGGGCTGTTGATGAAGCCCAGCGGGGTGCCGTCGCCGGTCTCGGTCATGAAGGCGAGGTCTTCGGCCCAGGCGAAGCCCATGGGGACGCGCTCGTCGAACCAGGCGGCGAATGCGGGGGCGTCGTCGAGGAGCTCGGCGGGGACCTTGAAGAAGCCGGTGAGCTTCTTCGCATCGAGTACGACCTTGCCGAAGGTGGCCTGCGACTCGGTGAGCTGGGCGGCTTCCTCGGTCCAGTAGAAGACCACGCCGCCGAACAGCGAGGAGACGTGGCTGGTGTCATCGACGGTGGGGATCGGCACGCGCAGCGTGGACATGGGGATGACGGTGGCGCGCTGGCGCACCACGGACTTCTCCAGGGCGAGCTGGAGCAGCTCGGAGCGCATGATCTCGGGGATCAGGAACCCGCCCGCGCCGGGCTCCTCCGAGCTGAACGAGTTCTGGAACGACTTGACGTTGCTGAGCTTGCGGATCAGCTCGTCGCGGTCGCTGCGGGTCGTCGGGGAGCGGAGCTCGAAGATGGCCTTGCAGTACTCGCCGATGGAGTTGAAGCGGTCCTGGGGCTTGAAGGCGCGTTCGAGCTGCGCCCCGGGGGCGGTCTTGTTGTAGACGGCGCCGCGGCCCTTGGAGACCAGGGCGGTGCCGTCGACGGTGAGCTGCGGGTTGCCGCCGGCCATGTTGACGCCGAGCTTGGGGCCGCGCTTGGAGCCGTCGGAGCGGATCATGTCGAACAGCACCGACTGGACCTGGTCGCGGACTTCGTCGACGTTGTCGGGGTTCCGCTTGAGGTAGTCCTTGGCGTAGCTGTCGAACAGTTCCTTGGGCTTGCCGTTGGCGACTGCGGCCGGGGTGAAGTACTCCTTCAGCCGCGACTCGTCGGTCAGCAGTTCCATCAGCCCTGCGGAGTCGGTGGGAGTGATCGTCTTGGTCATGTGGTCGCCCCTCTCAGGGCTGAGGTGAACACTGCGGAGAGCAGGCCACTGTCGAGTGCGTCGTCGGGCTGATAGTCCGGGTTGATGATCTTCATGGCGGCTTCGAGGGTTTCCTGGGCCTCGGTCTGGTTGATCAGGCCCTGGGTGCTCGAGAGCCGGGCGAGGGCGTTGCGGACGCCGGCGGCGTTCGGCGGGTCGTCGGGGTGGTACTTGTACGGCAGGGCCCAGGCGTCCTGGGTGTCGGGGTCGCCGGACTTCTTCCCGGCGCAGATGCCGCGGTAGAACGCTTCGGGGTCCTCGGCGGTGGTGCCGTTGTGCCACGCCTTGGAGGCGACCCAGTCGGAGTTGTCGACGGTGCCGCCGTTGACGAGCTTGTTCCCGCCCTTCCCGCCACCCTTGCCGCCTTTGCCGCTCTTGCCCTGCTTGGCGTTGTTGCCCGCCGGGGGCGTGGGGCAGGGGGGGATGGCCTTGATGGACTTGCCGTCGGCGTCGAAGTAGTCGTGGTCGGTGTCGCCTTCGGGGGTGGAGTCGTCGTCGCCGTCGCCGTCGGGGTCGAAGCGGGTGGTGCCGTCGGGGTCCATGACCCAGCCGGAGCCGATCGGGGTGGCCTTGCCGCTGCCGGCGTTGGCCGGCCGGGCGCCGTCGTAGATCGACAGGTCCCACGTGTTAGCGGCGCCGTCCTGGCCGGTGACGCGGTCCGCGAGGCCGTCCTCGACGGCTTCGCGGTCGGTGTACCAGGTGGTGGCCCGCATCTTGTCCCGCCAGTAGGCGGCGGGCTTGCCGGTGCGCCCGGCGTAGATCGCGGCGATGTTGTCGGAGGCGGCGTCGAGCATGTCGGCGAGTTCCCGCATGTCGGCGGCGTTGCCGATCCCCGACGCGAACCCGTCGTGGATCATCATCGTGGAGTGGGGGGCCATCTCGAGCTTGCCCGGGGACGCGGCTTGGGCGATGAACGAGGCGGCGGAGGCGGCGATGCCGTCCACGGTGATCGCCACGACGCCCTTGCGCTGCTTCAACGTGTTGAAGATCGCGATGGCGTCGAAGACGTCGCCGCCGGGGCTGGAAATGTGGACGTCGAGGTCTCCGGTGATGCCGGCGAGCTCGGCGAGGAACGAGCCGGCCGATACACCGAAGAACCCGATCTCGTCGTAGATCGACACCAAGGTTGGGGCGTCGGCCTTGTTCGTGATCGAGTACCAGGCAGGCAGTTGGCCTGTCATGTTCTGTAGCCGACGCGTTGAGCGCATCGGCCTCGCTCCGTGCATCAGGGCCTCCCTGCCAATTCGATGGGCATGTATCCGTCACTGAGGATGCGCCGCACCAGTGCGGCCTGCGCTGCTCCCAGCACCCGGCGGCCTGCGCGGGCATTGGCGCCACTGGTCTTGACGATCTGGCAGCGGCAGTTGTCCGAGCCGAGGCACTGCGTGTAGTGGCCACCGTCGGGGTAGTCGGCGTAGGCGTCTTCCTGGGTGTCGTACACCGTGTCTGCGTTGTCCAGGCACGGCTGGCAGGTGGAGCGGTCCTCGGTGGTCTGCACGATCCACTGCGGGGGGTCGGCCAGGGCCTTGGGGGCTTTGCCGTTGCCGCCGCGGCCGTACTGCTGGGAGTGCATGGTCTCCCAGGGGCCGTGGTCGGCCTGCACGGTGGCCACGTAGGAGCGGATGGGCTGCTTCAGTTCGGCTGCGGCAAGCCACCGGTGATGGCCCTCGACGAGCTCGAGCTTGCCGCCGGACGGCGTCTTGACCAGCAGCACGGGCTTGAGTTTCTTGCCGTCCTGGAGGTCTTCGACGAACTCCTGCACGTGGCCTGGGTCCGCGTCGTCCATCCACGGCATCTTCGGGTCGATGTGGGACAGCGGCACGTTCATGGGCCCGGACCAGGTGGCGTGGTGCATCCAGGCCACGGCGGCGGCGGGGAAGTCGGCTGCGGTCTGCTCGAAGGCCTTGGCGGCGGCGTCGCGGCCGGCGGTGATGGCGATGCGCTCCCGGTCCCCGGGCGCGGGCGGCAGGGCGGGCAGCTGCGGGGCGCCGGGCAGGCCGGGTGCGGCCGGGGGTGGCGGCGGGGCGGGGGGCAGTTCGGCGGCGGCCATGTCGGGCAGCCCGACAGCCTCCAGGGCGTCGGACAGGTCGCAGCCCGCCGCGATGAGGGCCTGCAGGGCCTGGGACTTCTGCAGGAGCTCGGTGGCGGCGGTCTCGGCGTTGACGGGGGACGGGTCGTCGTAGTCGAACTCCACCCCGGCGCCGGACTGCCCGAACAGGGGCAGGAGCTTGGAGTTGAGGGTGTCGCGGCGCCGGTTCAGGCGCGGCAGGATCTGCCAGGCGACGAAAACCTCCTGCGCGGTCTGGGCGTTGGCCCGGTTGACGTCGTCCGAGGTGCCCATCATGGCCTTGTGGATGCGCCAGGCCTCACGGAGCTCGTCGCGGTTGGCCAGGCGCAGCTGCCCGTACTCGAGGTCCTTGTTGGTGTGGGAGGAGGGGGCCCACGTCATGCCGTCCTCGAGGACGCCGACGTGCCCGGCCCGTGCGACGCCGCGGTGGGATTCGCGCCAGCGGTCGATGAGCTCGTCGAACTCGCGGTCGTTCAGGGACCGCGGGACGGTGATGACGCCGCCGGGGTCCGCGCCGTTCAGGAACAGGTTGCGCTGGTACTCGGTGGCGTACCGCTGCTGCTGAATGTTCGGCATGATCGACGCGACGGGGCCCGCGCCCCGGTACGGATCGAGGGGGTCGGGGCGCTTCTCGAGGATGACCTCGTTGGCGCGCAGCGGCACCTGCTCGCCGGTGGCGGAGGTGTAGATCCAGCCCACGAGGAAGTCGTCGGGGTCCGGGACGGGCTCCATACGGTCCGGGCGCACGTACCACATGGAGGTCGGGAACCCGGCCTCGGTGTCCAGGACCCAGAACGTCTCCCCCGTCAGCTCCTCGTGCTGCTGGGAGCCCTCGCGGAACTCGAACCCGGAGTGCCAGTCGTTGGGATTGTTCACCAGCTGGATAGCGGCGTGCTGAACAACCTCGATGCGCTGGTCGGATCCCTGGTCCGAGGTGGAGTAGCGGCGGCGGCCGTCGACGGGCTGCTTCTTGTACAGGCGCCAGGTCGGGGTGGCAGACGATTCGGCCAGGAGCGACACGATGCCGAACAGGGTTCCGGAGATGCCGTACTGGCGCAGGAATGTCTGCCGGTCCTGGGTGCCGGCGCCAAGGTTGAACGACAGGCCACGGGAGTAGCGGCGTCCGTCACCCAGCGGAATGGGGGGCTTACCGCCCTGGTTCCGGAATCGGCGCAGGCCGGACTTCACTGGTCGTCCGCGATGAGGTGCTCGAGGACCAGGAGGCTGATGCCGGTGACGAGCCATCCCCAGCCCGGACCGAGGTGCCAGGCGGCGTAGTCGATGCAGCCGGTGCCGGCCGCGGTCAGCGGGATGTCGGCGAGGTTGGTGAGGGCGGCGCGGTGGGGGGTGACGATGCGGCGGGCGAGGGTGGCGAGGTGGCTCGCCGCGGCCCGCACGCCGGAACGGGCCGCGGCGGGGATGCGTGCCGGCCGTGTCCGCCCGTCAACCGATACAGCCACGGCACACCTCCCTTGCTCGGAGGATAGCCGCTGGTTGTGGACCTTTACTAGTAAGGGGTCTTGACGTGGCGCGGGTTTATGCTGTTGGGCATCTCCATGTGGGAGGTCAGTCGCGCGCCCGGCCGAAGCAGCTTCCGACGGCAGACCGGGCGCGCAGCCCCGCTCAGTAGTTGAACGAGCGGTACCGCGGCCGCCGGCCCAGGTCGGCCTCGGCCACCATGTACCTAGCACCGTCGAGCCCATCGTCGAAGGCTTTCTTCGGCTGCTCCTTCAGTACCTCGGTGCTACCCGGCTTGGTGTCCCACACGTACCCCCCGACCTCATCCGCGGTGCACGAGGGCTTTTTGGCCTCCACCAGGTCCGGGTCCCGCTCCACCGGTGCGTCTCTGAAGATGTAGATGCGGGCTTTGCCGTCGGGCTGGATCTTCATGCGGGACTGGACGGCCTGCAGGCCTTCGGAGACGTTCTTGTTGGCGGGCATGGTGGACATCTGGAGATGGCGTTCGAGGGTGGCGCGGTCTTCGGCGTCGTGGTCGCAGATGATGCGGGTGGGGCGCGGTTCCTTGGGGTGCTGCTTCATGATCCGCAGGACGTGTCGGGCGTGGTCCTCGACCAGGGTGCGGGTCTTGTAGATCTCGCGGGTGAGGTAGAGGCGGCCGTCGGGGTCCATGCGCCACCACTGGATGACCATGGGGTGGACGAACCCGAAGTCGACGGTCAGGTACAGGGGCCAGTCGTCGGGCACGCGGAAGGGTTTGATGAGGTGGACGTTCTCGTCCCACCCGGTGTAGATCGCCCCGTCCGCGGCGCGCCACAGGCCGTCTTTGAGGCGCATGCGGCGCACGCCGGAGAGGGCGTCGAGTTTGGCCATGTAGGCGAGGCCGGCCGCCGTGTAGCTGCCGTCACGGTTGGCGTAGTGGGGGTTGTCGCGGTGGGTGGAGTTGATCAGGGTTAGGGTGCCCTCGTCGGCGCGCTGCTTGATCCAATGGGAGGGGTAGGAGGGGTTGGTGCCCAGGATGATCTGCTTGTAGGTGGGGGCGGTGTTCCGCAGGCGGGTGATCAGGGTCTCGTGCAGGTCCAGGGTGACCTCGACGGCCTCGTCGATGAACACCCGGTCCAGCTCGGCGGACAGGAACTTCTCCGGCCGGTCCCCGCCCGCCACCAGGATCTCGGCACCCGTACCCGGGTAGCGGAACGCCGGCGGGTCCTTCGCCGAGCCCCCGAACCACTTCACCGAACCGTCCCGCAGCCCGGCGGCCGCCACCTGCTTCTGGAACGTGACCAGGGTCGTGCCAGTCAGGGACAGGTGCGTGGCACGGAGCAGCAGCGCACGGAAACCTTCAACCTGCAGCGCGCCCAGGTGCAGCTTCCAGCACGCCGCCAGGGTCTTGCCGCTGCCCGCCCGCCCGACGGCTGCGACCTCGGTATCGCGGCACAGCAGCAGCTCCCGGTGCTTGCCGCGGGCCTCGAACCGTACCGCGGTCGCCGGGGCGCTCACACCAGGTCCGCAGGGTCGAGACCAACCAGCTCATACGTGATGGTCCCGGACATGTCGATCTTCTTTGCGGAGTCCAGGCCCAGGAGTTCCGCCTCCCGCTTGTCGATCTTGAGGAGGGTGGCGGCGGCCGACAGGATCACGCCGTCGTCCTCGTACGCCTCCCCGTGGATGGGCTGGCCGTCCGCGTCGACGTCGATGACCTCGCGGATCACTTCGCCGTTGGAGATCGAGACGTGGCGGGTGCCCAGGATGCCCATCACGACCTCGCGCACCAGTTCGAGGCGGGCGAGGTGTTCGGCGCGGTATTCGAGGGCGGCGGGTTCGGTGATGCGGGGCATGCCGCGGTGGAAGCCGCGCTGGGCGGCCAGACGGCTGATGCCGAGCTGGTCGGCGATCTCCTGGAACGTGAGGTCTTGCCGCTTCAACTCGATGATCTTGGCGTCTCGTTCGGCCAGGGCCAGATCCCTGGCCGGCTTGCCGTGCGTGGCACCCATGTTCACCCCTCAGAGTTCAGCTACTCCATGGTAGGCCGCAGGTCAGACTCCGGCCTGTGCTGGTCGATGTGGGCGTGGACTGCGGCCGGGTCGATACTGACCAAGACCTCGAGGGCCCCGGTATCGGTCCGAGTTCCCGGCGTTGCACTCACCCCGATGTCGACGGGATCGCCGCAGACCGGACAGGTGATGGTGATCGGATCGAGGGCGCCCATCAGATCTCTTCCCAGTCGTCGAGGACGATGATGCGGCGGCGCACGACCGTGCCGCCCTGGCGCTTGCCGTGCTCGATGCGCCTGTCGAGGGGGTAGATGTCGTAGGTGCCCGGGTTCCAGGTGTGGATGCCGCCGCCGGACATGACGTGGCCGTGTTCCTCGATGCCGGCGGGTTGTTGGGCGAGGTAGGCGGCGCAGTCGCGGGCGGCGTCGGGGTTCGGGGTGGCGGGGGCCATCAGATGCTGGCCTTTGTCGGGGTGCTGCAGACCGGGCATCGGTGGTCGGCGATCTCGTTGTCGTGGCAGGAGTCGACGCAGCCGCGGCACCACGGGGAGGTGCCGGACTGGGCGGCGCCGTCGAATGTGGTGTCGTCGGGGTCGAACAGCCTGGCGCAGTTGCGGCATCGCTGGTCGCTGCCAGTGTCGGGCGTGGGCGGGGCGGCGGCGGCCCGTTCGAGGCGGGTGAGGGCTTCGAGGGCGGCGCGGCGGCGTAGGGCTGGTTTGCCGGTGTCGCAGCAGGCTTCGCGGGTGGGGCTGGTGGGGTTGAGGTTGGTGCCGTGGAAGCGGCATGCGGGCGGCATGGTGGTGAGGGCGAGGCGGATCGCGGCGTGGTCGGGGTCAGGCATGGGTGGTGTCCTTGTCGTCGCAGGAGTGGCCGTCGCAGCTGGCGCAGTGGTGCCAGGCGAGTGGGTTGCCGATGAATGCCGCAGCGGCGAGCGTGGCGCGGGCGGCGAGTGCGGCGAGGAATTCGGGGCGCAGCATCTGCGCGCCCGGTTCCCGCCCCATCTCCGTCGCGATCTTGGATAGGAGCGGGGTGAGTTCGGAGACGTCTATGGCGGCCGTGTCAGCCACGGGCGGGTCCGAAGTGCTCCGTCAGCTGCTTGGCGATGTCGGCCTCGGTGCGGCCGCCGATGATCGCGATGCGCTGTGCGGGCAGGCCGACGTCGGCGAGGTTGAGGAGGATCGGTTCGTCGGCCATGAGGCGGGTCATGTTCTCGCCGGATAGGCCGAGGATCACGAGGGGGTCCGGGTTGTGGTCGTCGTAGACCGTTGCCTTGATCATGGAGGGTTTCCGTTCGGGGTCAGTTGGCTGCGCCGTGGTGGCGGTCGCGGTCGTGGTCGAGGGTCTGCTGGATCGACTGTGCCCAGGTGGCGCGGATGCGCTGGGGGGCGTCGGAGGTTTCGGGGTTGAGGTGACCGAAGATGACGGCTTGGGCGCACAGGGGCAGGAGGTCGTGGGCTTGCTGGTCGGTGGCGGTGAACTGGGCGCCGATGTTGCCGGGCTGGAGGTACTGGACGCGGCGCCCGGCGAAGCTGTCGGGGGTGTAGGGGCCCAGATCGGGGTCCATGGCCATGGTGATGATCTGGTGGGTGGCGCCGGGGTGGTCGAGGACGGCGGGGGGCTGGCCGGTGAGGTCGGCGAGGGTGATGAGGGCGAGCAGGTACTGCGACCACAGGGGGTGCCAGCCGGGGGCGGTGATGATGAAGGCGTCGAGGGCGGCGGGTTTGTCGGTGTAGTGGGTGCGGGGGATGCGTACAGCGGTGCCGTGGGGGCCGGTGAGCTGGTCGGGGCCTACGGGGTCGGGCATTGCTGTTCTCCTTCGGGTGTGAGGCCGTAGGCGAGGCAGGCGACGGTGCCGGCGGCGAGGGCGTGGACGGTGGCGATGGCCCGTGCGGGGTGGAGGAGTTCCAGGCCGGCGAGGTAGTGGAGAGCGTCGGCGAGGTGGTGGAGGACGGGGGTCACGGCTGGTCGCTTTCGGGGCGCAGGGTGGCGACCATGGCGCGGGCCTGGTCGGGTTCGAGGTTGAGGGTGCCGGTGAGGTAGCGGTAGAACGCGGCGTCGAGGTCGACGGCGGCCATGACTTCGAGGATGCCTTGGGCGTGGGAGCGTGCGTCTTCGCAGGTCCATTGGCCTACGCGTTTGCCGCCCAGGTGGACGGCGAGGAAGGGCTCCCGGGCGGTGTTGACGCCGGGTTCCAGGTGTAGGGGGCTGGTGGTGGCGTCATCCAGGGGTGGGCGGTCGGCGCGGAGGTCGGCGATGACGGTGACGGCGAGTTTCAGGGGCATGCCGAGGGGGCCGGTGAGTTGGCGTAGGACCAGGGCGTCGTGTTCGGCTTGCATGGCTGCGCACAGGACGGTGGTGGCCCAGGCGAGGCAGTCGGTGGGGGTGAGGGTGCGGATGGTGTCGTGGCCGGTCTGGACGGTGGTGATGTAGGTGCGGAGGTCGGCGGCGAGGTCGGACTGGATGATGATCTCGCCGGACGGCTGGGGTCCGCCGGGGGCGGGTGGGCCTGGCGGGTTGGGGTGGCGGCGGCCCATGGCTATTTCCTGTCGGCGTAGGTGTCGGTGTCGGCTGCGGCGAGGAGTGCGCGCAGGCCGCGTTTGATGGTGTCGAGTTCGTGTTGGAGTTCGAGGGCGGACAGGAGTTTCCCGTGCAGGACTTGCTGGGTGTAGTCGGCCCAGTGTTGGACGCCGGTGCGGTAGCGGGCGGCTTCGATGGCGTGGAGGAGTCCGGCGGCGGATCGGATGGTCTGTTCGGAGAGCTGGATTTCGTTGGTGACGTCGTCGAAGGTGCCGTTGGCGGTGCGTTGGAGGTAGAGGGCGCGCAGGGTTTCGCGGATGGTGTCTTCCTGGTCGCGGTTGGGCACCTCAAAGTGGATGATCTTGACTTTGACGACGCGGTCGCGGTCGGAGCCGGGGGCGGGTTCGGTGCGCTCGACGTGGGCGAGTTCGACGACGCCGAGGAGGGTCTTGTCGGGGTCCTCGAACATTCTTGGGGCGTGTTTGCCCAGCGCGTCCATGGCGGAGGCGGATACGCCGGGCTGGAAGGTGATCCTCACGGGGGCTCCGGGGGTGCGGGGGGGCGGTGTGGGGGGTTACGGGGTGGTGACGGCGACGGTCCAGTCGCACTCGGAGCTCATCTTGAGGGTGTGGGTGCCGGCGCCGGTCTCGGTGGTGGTGTCGTGGCCGTGGACGCCCAGGGCGTTGGCGGCGATGTCGCCGTTCGGGTAGTCGACGAAGATCTGCAGGTTGCCCTGGCCGCCGAAGGAGGAGCAGTCGTAGGTGTAGGCGATGGTCCAGGTGTCGCCGGTGGTGAAGCGGGCGGTGTTCTTGATGCCGTTGCCGCTGGTCTTCAGGACAGTGGCGGTCTTGGGGGGGTGGCTGGTGGGGGGCGGCCCGGGTCGGGTGGAGGCGGTGGGGCCCGGGGGTGTGGTGAGGCTGGTGGCGTCGACGGGCTTGTGGTGGACGGCGCTGATGAGTGCGGCGGTGATGATGGCGGTGATGACGGCGGCGGTCATGCCGAGGATGCCGCAGCCCATTCCGGCGCAGCTCCTCCGGGGGCGTGCTGCCTGGGGGGGTTGGGGGGTGTCGGCGGGCTGGGTCATGTCGGTTCCTTTCCGAAGACGTCGGGGTCGATATGGTCGGCCGCTTCGATGAGAGCGTCGTGGTGCGCCTGGCTTGTTGCCCCGTCCGCGAGGCTGCGGATCCGGGCGGCGGCTTCACGCTGGACTTCCTCGCGGTAACCGTCGATCAGTTCGTTGGTCTCGGAGACTGCGGTCTGTGGGTCGTAGTAGCCCCGCATACGTTCGAACAGGGAGTCGAAGAGGTCCTTGTGCCGGCTCATGGCTGCCCTGTCTCGGCGTCGGGTGCGGGTTGTGGCTGGCGCCAGGCTCGCAGTCTGGCGGCGGCCTCGGAGAAGGTGACGGTCGTCGCGGAACCGAACTGGGCCAGGTTCTCGGCCCAGGCCGGCCGTACGGGCGGCGGGGTGTTGGGCGTGCCGCTGCGGTGGCGCTCGAGCTGGTGGCAGGCGCGCAGGAGATCCGGGCGGCGCGTCATGGGGCGCACCGCCAATGTCGTTGGCCTTTGGACCACCAGGACCACGTGAGGTCGCCCGGGGATGGTCCGTCGCATATGGAGATGTGGGGGGCGTCGTTGCCGAGCGCGGCGACCTCGGGGTACAGGGTGGCCCACCAGTCGTTGTCGCGGTGGTCGTCTTCGGCGAGTACGGCGGCCAGCTGATCGGCGGCGTGGGCCGGGCTCATGCCTCCTACCCGGGCCAGGCTCATGCCTCCTACCCGGGCCATGCGCATCACGGACGCCCGGAGCTCTTCGAGTTCGTTGCGGTCGGCCCCGGTGAGCGCCTGGAGTTTGGCCATGGCGTTCTCGAAGTCCGCGGCGGCCTTGTAGACCTGCAGGCCCATGATCTGATCGATGACGGACCGTAGGCCCGGGCCGACCGTGTCGGGGTCGTTGTCAGCCACGGTCGTGTCCTTTCTGGGGTGGCCCGTGCGGTGACTGCCAGGCGGGGCGGTCGGCGACGGCCGGCGGGTTGATGATCTCGGCGTACCGGGCTGTCTGCTTCATGGCGGTGTCGAGTGCCTGCACGATGGTCTGGAATATGGGCTGCATGGCCTGGATGAGCTGGGCCCATTGCTCGCTGGCCATGCCGAGTACGGCGCTGGTGATCAGTGCGGTGTGGTCGTCGTGGATGCCCTGGCTGGCGTTGTCGACGGCGAGCGCGGCCTGGTCCTGGGTGAGTCCGTGGCGTTCGACCAGGCGGGCGATGATGGCGAGCCGGGTCGGGTCGGTGAGGCGTCTGCGTTTGTCCTGCTGGGCGCGCAGGCGTCCAACTACGTTAGCGGCGCTTATGTATGGCATCGCGTCCATGCCGTTGGCGTGCTCGCAGCCCGGATTCTGGCAGGCGTGTCGGCCGCTGCCGGGTGCATAGAGAAGCCGGCTTCCGTCGATCGGGCAGGTGCAGTACTCGTCGCAGCGGTGCGGGTCGGCGGCCGCGGTCACTGCTCGGCCCCGGCGGCTTGTTCGCGCAGGATGTCGGCGGCTTCGCGGTGGATGAGGGTGGTGAGGGGGCTGCGGGTGGTGTGGATGACGCGGTCGTGGTCGGCGAGCTCGCGGATGAGGGCGGTGATGCGCAGGGCGAGTTGCCCGGGTGGGACTTCGAGTTCGGCGGCGAGGTCGGCGATGGTGATGGTGTCGGGGGTCGGGTCGGTGGTGGTGGTGGTGGTCATGGTTGGTCTCCTGGGGTGGTGTTGGCGGGGCAGTGGGTGTCGTGGCCGCATTCGTCGCAGCAGGGGTCGCAAGTGCAGCGCGGCTGGGTGGTGAGGTGGGTGCGGCGGGTGTGGATGTGGTTCAGGATCTTGGTCTGGTCGGCTTCGGTCAGGTTTTCGAGCATGTAGTCGAGGAAGCTCACGGCTGGCCTGTCTGGTTGATGCGGGTGTGTCGGGCGCACAGGTGTGCCGCTTCGCGGTCGCGGGCGGCGAGCATGAGGGTGGCGAGGTGGTGGAGGCGGTCGGCTTCGGGCCCGGGGGTGGTGGTCTCGCGGCGGGCGAGGTCGGCGACCAGGGTCCATTCGCGGTGGTGGTCGGTGATGGTGGCGGCGGGGTCCAGGGCGGCGGTGCGGGCGGCGTTGATCTGTCGGCGGACGGCGGTGGCGTGGTCGGCGTGGGGGCCTGTGTTGCCGCGGTCGCGCAGGCGGCTGGAGAGGTTGTTGCGGATGCGTAGGCGCAGGATGAGGCGCAGGTGCTGGGCTTCGGTGTGGTCGTCGGGGGTGAGGTAGTCGGCGGGTTCGGCGGAGATCGTCATGCGGGCCATGGGGCGTGACCGGCTTTCGGCTGCGGGGCGGGGGGGGTGGTTGCGGCCGCGCCCGGTGTGGGGTGTTCCCGGGCGCGGCCGCGGCTTGTCGGGTGGCTACTGCTGGGCCACGACGGTCTTCGGGGGTGCCTCGCTGGCGGCGATGCGCTTGAGTTCGGCGATGCCGGTGCGGGTGTCCTGGGCCATGAACATCGCCCGCCGCAGGGCCGGGAAGGAGCGGGCGAGGCGGGCGGCGTTGAGGGGGTCGGCGCAGGCCAGGAGGTTCAGGAGGGCGGTGGTGAAGGATCCGGGCCGCAGGCCGCCCTCGTTGAAGTGCCACAGGACGTGGTTGGCGTTCTGGGCGGTGATGGTCTCCTCGGACAGGGGCTTGGGGTCGATGTCGGGGTCGATCTCCCAGGTGGTGAAGTCGTCCAGGTGGAAGGCGCCGAAGTGGATCTCGTCGCTGTTGGTCTTGATGGCGTTGATCCAGCCCCAGGCGACAGGGGAGCGCTCCAAGGGGCTCTGGAACTCGGGGGGGGCGATGGCGATGTACTCGCACAGGAAACGCTCGTTGCCGTGGGTGCCCGGCGCGTGCCGGTAGGTGTAGCCGGCCTGGAAGAACGGGGCGGGGGGGACGGGCAGCGGGGTGTCGGCGGGGCTGGTCATCGGGTTCCTTCCGGGGTGTCGAAGTGGGCGGCGATGGCGGCGTACTGGCCGAGCTCGGCGGTGTACTCCTCGATGTAGTGGGCCCACCGGTCGGCCCCGCGCCCGGTCCAGGACGCGATCTGCTTCTCGGTGCCCGCCATCGCGGCGCGGGCGCACACGGTGATGGCCTGGGGGGTGGCCCAGGTGTCGTCCGGGACTACGGGGGTGCCGTGGCGGATGCAGTCCGCCAGGTATCCGGCGAGGCCGATGAGGCGCATATCGGCGCGGCGGTCGTAGTGCGCGGCCTTGTAGAAGATGCTGACGCGCGTGCGGCCGAGCTCGTCGACGATGACGGAGTGCATGTCGTGGTCGGATGCCTGGCGCCTCCAGCCGGCGGGCAGTGTCGCCGGGCGGAACAGGTCGTCGCCGGGGTCGGGGTCCCCGAAGGTGAACCCGGCGGCGAGGAACAGGTCATCGGTGTCGTGGGTGCGGGTGGGCAGCCGGTCGGAGTTGACGAGCTGGGCCTGTCCCTGCCTCTCCTGCGCTTCGATGAACGCGTCCGGGCTGCCGGTGACGATGCCCATGGCCAGGAGCGCTTTCCGGTCCCCGCTGTCGGGGTTGTTCATGTCGGCGGTGGTGTTGCGGATCACGGCTGGTCCTTCCGGGGGGCGGCGGGTGGTGTGGGTGACGGCGACGGGACTCGAACCCGCGCTCAGGTGCGGAGATTGGGCCGCAGCTCGTAGTCAGCTGCCATTCGGACACCGTGTCGCTGGTTGTTCCTGGCGGGAACCAGTCTGAGCATCTTGTCCCGCCCGAGGCATTCGTCGATGGGGATCCAGTAGCAAGTGCGGGTGCGCGGCAGGTAGGCGATGAAGGCTTCGATCTGGCCCTCGTAAGTGGTTCGTTTGGCCGTGATGCAGTGCTGGCTTGACGTTCTGAACGCGATCGATTCGCCCAGAGCCTCATCCCGCGCGGTCTTCACCTGCACGCGGTGGAGTGCCGTCCCGTCGTCGACGATGAGGTCATATCGCTGGTTATCTCCAAAGGGCACGGACACGCTGTAGCGGTATTCGATCAGCGTTGCGATGACCGCTGCCTCGGTTATCTCTCCCCGTTCCTTGGGATGCACTTTCGGTTGCTCCTGGCGCTCGATGGGGTCAATCTGAGCTACGCCGACTGGTGGGCCGCCCGGTGCGGGGCGGCCGGGCTGGGCTAGCGGCGGTAGGTGCGCCATCCGGCGTCGTCTTCGGCGGCGGTGGTGCGGGCGTCGGCGCAGTCCACGCACAGGACCGGGTCGTCGTCGGTGCGGGGTGCGAGGTCTCCGGCGGCGACCGGGTCTCCGCAGTCCTCGCAGAGCCACACCGCCACCGGGGCCGGGGCGGGCGCGGGGAGCCGCCGCGGGGCGGGAGCCGGGGCCGGGGTGAGCTGCGAGGCGGGGACGAGGATCCCGTAGACGGTGTTCGCGATGTCCTGGCGGATGATGCCGCGGGCCTGGTCCTGGACCCAGACCTTGCGGCCGGCGCGCTCGAGCTCGCCGAGCTGGCCCTCGACGGCGGCGTACACCTCGCCGGTCTTCAGGCGGGGGTCGGTGTCGGCGATGCGTTGGACCAGGTGGCGCAGGGCGATGTTGTAGCCGATGACGGGTGGGGTGGCGGGGATGGTCATGGCGGGTTCCGTTCGGGTCGGCGGGCCGGTTGGGGGTTAGGCGGAGGCGAGGTAGCCGGCGAGGATGTCGATGCGCTGGTCGGTGGTGATGGGGGCCAGGGGGGTGGCGACGCCCGGGGCGGGGGTCAGGATGGCGGCGGCGGCGTTGAGGCTGTGGCCGGTGGGGGTCTGGGTGGCGGGCTCGACGGGCACGGTGTAGGCGGTGCGGTGGATCGTGTAGGCGGCGATGCGGTCCAGGCGGAAGGTGCGGGCTTCCTGGGAGTCGCGGTCCATGGCCTTCAGGACGATGGCGCCGGCTTTGGTGGTGGCGACGTCGTAGACCTCGATGGTGCGCAGGGTCTCGGTGCCGTCGGCCTTGGTGTAGGTGACGGTGACGGGGAAGCCGTGGTCCATGGCGCGGATGAGGCGGGCGAGGGTCTGCTCGCTGGTCTCGTTGGCGGTGGTGTACATGGTGTCCTCCTCGTTCCGGCTTGTGTCTCCAGTATTACCCAAGTGGCTTGGACAAGCAAGATGGACACTGAATCTTGTCCAAGATTCTTTGGTAGAGTCGGAGACATGAGACACCGTACACCCCATAGCTATGGCCAAACAGCCTGTGCAACCATACTGGCATGACCGACTACCACCCCAGTGCGGAACTGGCCCAGGCGCTAGAGGCCCACCGCCTAGCGCAACAGAACGCCGACACGGCCCGCGAAACGCTACGGGCCGCAGTCGCAGCCGAGCTCAAGACCTACAACGTCACCAACGACGCCATAGCCGACCACCTGCCATGGTCCAGCGAAACCATCCGGGGCATCGCCCGCGAACACGACGTGCCCCGCAAGCGCAAGCCAACCGTCCGGTCCATCAAGCCACAGGACACAGGCCCCGGCAGCTTGGACAACTTCATGCAGGAACACGGCAGCGACTGGCACACCCTCTTCTGCCACCCGACCCACCTGGATACGGCCCGCGCGGTCATTGCCCAACGGGGCTGGGGTGCCACCATCGTGCAAGGCCACCGGGATGTGCCTACCGACACCGTGTGGGTCAACGACGCTGCGGGGCCGCTGGCGCTGCCGCTGGCGGAGCTCGGCGCCGCGGCGGCGCAGCTGACCCCGGGCGGCCGGCTGGCCGACGCGGTCCGCGCGATGGCCAAGCCCCTGGACATCGCCGGGCCCGGGCGGGAGCGGTGACAGCTGCCGCGCG